GATTAGAAGCATCACCCCCGGAGCGGGTATACACATCGCAGGCAACATTTACAATGCTCCTTATATTGACACCACTAAACCCAGTGCTGGACTGGTTCGCTATCAAAGTGGCAATTTTGAAGTGTATGATGGATCCAGTTGGTTGCCTATGGCATCCAGTTATCCACAGATTGAACTGGATGAAGTAACACAGGAAGCGGTCCAGTGGGTAAGACAAAAAATGACGGAAGAAAAACACATGCTGGAACTGGCCCGCAAGCACCCCGCAGTGGCTGATGCACTTGCAGCTCGTGATCGCGCAGAAGATGCGCTAAAAATTGCAACAGCATTGTGTGATACCAAATGAGCGCAGACATTGATCTAGACTTTGCAGATAGAGATGATGTGTTGAAATTGATTCAGCATGTTCCAGCACGACAAACAGTTGACGGTCGAGTGCGTAGACACAATTCGGGTGTGTATGTTACAGACATCCCCTGGGACCCAGTTCACAAATGTTCCGCTGTTGATTATCAAGCAGCAGAGCAGCGTGGATACTTTAAAATTGACTTTTTGAACATGCATGTTTACAAGTTGGTGCAAAGTCCTGACCACTACAAACAAATGCTCGATGCTACTCCTCCCTGGAATCGACTATGGCAAGATCTAGACTGGGCAAGCCAGTTGGTTCACGTGGGCAACTACACAACTCTACTCAAGGAAATGAAGCCAGATTCGATACAGCGTATGGCTGCGTTTATTAGTATTATTCGTCCGGGCAAAGCACACCTACAACGCAAGGACTGGAAAACTGTGTTTGATACTGTATGGGATGGGGATGATAGCCGGGGTTATACGTTCAAAAAAGCTCACGCTATCAGCTATGCAGTTTTGGTAGCGTTACACATGAACTTGATTAATCAAGACGTCTAACTAGCGTAATTGATTTTCTTTTGCTTTTTTTGCGGGCCATTTCATTGAGACTGCACACAGGCCCGTGTAGTATTTCTAGATCCTTGTTGGCAAAAGTTCGCAAATAAGGACGGAATTGTTCCCATTCTTCCTTGAGGAAAATGTTGATAGGGATACTGCGATTGCTTTCCCACCACCAGACATTTGCAAGTTCTAAAAAATGCCGCTTTAATTCAGGGTGTTGAATGCTACCAAAGTCGTAGATTGTGGTAATCGCGTCATCGCGATTTTGCACTATTCCCAAGTATTCGTTGTTGGCGTAAACACACAAGGTGATAAACGGGTATTTTTCTGCTAATTTAGTAAAGATGTCACTGCCCATGTATTTGTAGTCTCTGGGTTATTTATATAAAGTATTTTTTGGTAAATATTAGATCATGTATAGCACCACTGCCTACCTCTATCAGCAAAAAACTCAAGTAATATTGATCGACACCAGTGGTGGTTATTTCACTATGAGGTATAGCCCTGTGTATGCAAAAAAACTAACAATTAACAAAGGTGTTGACAATGTTATTCTATTTGAGTTTATCAACCAAGATGAAAAGCCTGTCAACATTACTGGAAGCACATTTACATTTCGTTTGATTGACCAAGAAGGTCAGGCATTAATGAACGAAACTGAAATGACCATACTTAATGCACCCTTTGGTCGTGCCAAGGTTACACTGCCAGCAGGGGTGTTAGATGCCATAAGAGCACAACCGGGTTCTTACTCAATCACACGTTACTCAGGAAACTTAACTGAAGCAGTGTTTGTAGACGCACAAGCACATGCTAGAGCAGATGTTGATATCATGGATAGTGTATATCCAGAATTTTTCCCTAGTGCAGTAGTCACTCTGCCCACAACAAATTTATCTGCACAAGCAGGATCAGCGGGCGGCGGTGCCCCTGCAACATATCCAGACTGGGCACTAACACCTGGTGCACCGATCAACACATATAGTGGAATTTTAAACACAGAATTTTACAGCTCTTTTATTGTGCCTACTGGTTCAGTAACAAGCATACAAATGGATCTTCGTGGTTATACTGGCACAGTCAAGGTGCAGGCAGCAGAAAACTATCAAAGCATGTGGTATGATGTTAGTGAAAGCACACAGTATTTGAACAAAACTGGCACAGTGCATCATCATGTGATTGGATATTATCCAATACTTAGATTGTGTTTTAACAACTCTGTGTTTACCACAGGCCTCAACAGTTCGTTTGGACAAGGCGCTTTGGCAACTGCATTGGTCACAAACGGAGTAGTTACTAGCATCAATGTAACATACCCGGGTCTGGGCTATCTTGCGCCGCCCTTGGTTGAAATCTTTGGCGACGGTGCTGGCGCAACTGCCGAAGCAACTATTGGTGCTCAGGGCACAATCAATAACATTGTTGTCACCAATGGCGGATCAGGATATAGACCAATTCCCCCAACCAATATACAAGCGACGGTTGTAATTTCTACAGGTAAAGTGGAAAACATACTATATAGGTAATGCAATTTAAAAAAATAGTAGGGTTCGGCGATTCGTGGATGTATGGCGACGAGCTGATTGATCCGGACTACCTGTCTCACAATCCAACTGGTCATTACAGTGACGAACAAAATTTCCCTTATCGATTAAACAATTGTTTTCTTGGACAATTGGGCAATCATTATGGAGTTCCTATTGAAAACTTTGGAATTCCTGGCGGCAGTTTAGGTAGCACCATGTGGACTTTTCAATGGTGGCTGGACAATGAAACATTGCCGTTGGACGAGTGTTTGGTGTTGGTTGCACTGACCAATGCAGATCGAATCACTCATTATAATCCCAATCATGTTCATTATTCTGATGACCCACCATGGAACAAGTTTGTTCACAGCACCTGGGTAAATTTTGGCAGTTCAGTAGTACCTGATCCATATGCTCAAATGATCAAAAGTCAAATTGTGTTAACAGACTGTCGGGAATTGAGTCAACTGAATTACCAGCAAGCTGTGTTGTTCTTTGATGGGGTAGCAGCAAGAAACAATCTCAACATGATCCAATTCAATATCATGCCTGCTGAAAGATTGATTCCGAACACTCCTACCTTGCCCGAGCCAGGATTTTGCTGGACCCTTTGGTTTAGAGATCATCCCGGCAACCAGCAAAGAGAATTGATTTGCAAAGACGGTCACCCAAACGAAACAGGGCACAGCCTTATCCGAGATCACTTGATTTCTCTCATTGATTTATGTTAAACTAGCAAGATGCTAGATATCCTCAGTTACTTGCCCAACAAGCGTAAACAAACGCCTTCGGGTTGGATAAGTTTTAACGCTCCATGTTGTGGCGATAAACGCAGCCGCGGTGGTCTAAAACTAAACGAGCAAGGCTGGAGTTATCATTGCTTTAACTGTAACCGAACAGCTAGCTTTGTGTTAGGTAAACCAGTGGGATACAAAGCCAAAGAATTGTTAACTCAACTTGGTGCACCAGAATCGGAAATTAATGCACTACACTTAGAAAGCCTAAGACATCGTAGCATACATGGTATATTAGATGACCGAACTAAAATTGCAAATACAATTGCTGATATCAAGTTTGATGAGTCGGATGAATTTCCGCCGGCTGCTGAGCTGATTACAGAAGAGCATCCATTTTATTGGAAGTATTTGCGTGATCGCCGAGTGCCGGAAGACTTTCCGGCAATGACCACTATTCGCACAGATGGTATTCATTGGGTAAGACCACACGTTACTATTCCATTTACATACGATGGCAAAATTGTAGGGTGGACTGCTAGATTTTTGGACGACAAACAACCCAGATATATCAATCACATGCAGCCCGGGTATGTGTTTGGCACAGAGTTACAACACAACGATTGGCAGTATGTTATTGTAGTCGAAGGAATTTTTGATGCATTGAGCATTGATGGTCTTGCTGTTATGCACAGCACAGTGAGTGACTTGCAGGCAAGACTCATTCGCAATCTAGGCAAAGAAATTATTGTTGTCCCTGATCAAGATCGAGCAGGCCTAGAGCTGATTGATCGTGCTGTAGAACTAGGATGGTCAGTTAGCGTTCCGGACTGGGGGCCAGGTGTTAAAGATGTAAACGATGCAGTGATCAAGTTTGGTAAACTGGCCACCCTGCTAACTATAATGCAATCTCGAGAAACCAGCCGAATCAAAATTGAATTAAGGAAGAAAAATCTTGTTAAAAGAATATAATACAGAAGTTCAGAAACTGTTTTTAGAAATGATGTTGGAAGACGCACAAAGTTATGTGCGTGTTCAGAACATTTACAACCCGCAGAACTTTGATAAGAGTTTAAGACCGGCAGCTGAGTTTATCAAAGAGCACTCGGACAAGTATAAAACTCTTCCAGACAAAACACAAGTCGCCGCGGCATGTGGAGTGACATTATCCAATGTGCCGGAGTTGAATGAAGGGCACTTTGATTGGTTCATGACTGAGTTTGAAGCGTTTACTAAACGTCAAGAACTTGAACGTGCAATTTTAAAGTCGGCCGATTTGCTGGAAAAAGGCGACTTTGAGCCTGTGGAGAAATTGATCAAAGATGCAGTGCAAATATCGCTTACCAAAGACATGGGCACAGATTATTTTGCTGACCCCAAAGCTCGTATTGAGAAATACTTCAACTCTGGTGGCCAAGTATCAACAGGTTGGCCACAACTGGATAGATTGCTTTACGGCGGATTTAGCCGCGGTGAACTCAACATTTTTGCAGGTGGATCAGGCTCGGGCAAGAGTCTGGTTATGATGAACATTGCGCTGAACTGGCTGCAGATTGGATTAAGTGGTGTTTATATCACACTGGAACTTTCCGAAGAGCTTACATCTCTAAGAACTGATGCTATGTTGACAAATATGAGCACCAAGGATATTCGTCGAGACATGGACACCACAGAACTCAAAGTCAAAATGGTGGGCAAGAAGTCTGGACAGTATCGAGTCAAAGGATTGCCTGCACAGTCAAATGTTAATGACATTCGTGCTTACTTGAAAGAAGTGCAGATCCAAACAGGTATTAAAGTTGACTTTGTGATGGTTGACTACTTGGACTTGGTTATGCCAGTGAGTGCCAAAGTCAGCCCCAACGACTTGTTTGTGAAAGACAAGTATGTGTCAGAAGAACTGCGTAACTTGGCCAAAGAACTGGGTATCTTGTTGGTCACAGCTTCGCAGTTGAATCGATCAGCTGTGGAAGAAATTGAATTTGACCACAGTCATATCTCAGGTGGTATTTCTAAGATTAACACAGCGGATAACGTGTTTGGTATCTTTACAAGTCGTGCCATGAAAGAGCGTGGCAAGTATCAGATACAGTGTATGAAAAGTCGTAGTTCTACAGGTGTTGGTCAAAAGATCGATCTTGAATACAACATGGAAACCATGCGTATTACTGACGCAGGCGGCGAAGAAGAAGGTTTCAGCAAGAGACCATCTAGCTCGTTTATGGATCAAATCAAAGCAAAATCCAGTTTAAATAGTGCAACATCTGATGAGTCAACAGCACCAAAGTTTGAACGTGCTACAGGAACTCCTGCTTGGGAAAAAGGCTCGCAAGAGCAGAGTAAAGTTACTGCCGATGTTCAGAGTGCAAAATTAAAGCAATTGTTAGGCCAGATTAAACAATCATGACGCCCAATCAATTTTGTAGATATCTGTCTAATGGATATTCTTTTAAGATAACCAATGGTAGTTCAGTCGAAGTGTCTCCCTGTTGTTTTTTTAAAAATAAAATCCCACTAGATTCTCAAACGATGGAGAATCGTAGAATCACATGTGATTCTATTAACGACTGGACTGACGCCTGTTCGAGATGCAAAATATTAGAAGATGCTGGACAACAAAGCCTTAGACAAACTGGTCCAGACTGGATCTCTCACAACGAAATCACACAAGATCCAATATCTGTAGATATACGCCTAGATAATGAATGTAATGCAGCCTGTGTAATCTGTAGCGAAAGTGACAGCACACTATGGAAAAAAGAAAATTTAAAATTACATGATAAAAAAATAAAAATTGTCGACAATTCAAACTCAGTCAACAAGTCGATAGATCTTATTATTAATACAGTTTCGTTGGAAAAATTAAAATATGTTAAATTCTTCGGTGGCGAGCCGTTGTTTACAGACACGCATTTAAGATTTTTAAAACATATCCCAAATCCTTCGCAAGTTACTTTACACTACACAACCAATGGATCAATCTACCCAAATGGTGAAGTGTTAGATGCCTGGAAAAAATTCAAAGTGATAATTTTTGCTGTAAGTTTAGATGGAATAGAAGAACAATTTGATTATGTGAGATGGCCATTGCCCTGGAACAAAGTTAGTAACAATTTAATTCGGCTTAGAGAAAACACAGACATATGGAATGTGATGTTCCGAGTAGAATTTACAGCCAATTTTCTCAATGCGTATTATTATGATCGTTTAGAACAATGGATTGACAAAAATTTATCTCACAATCTAAGTGGAGATAAAACAGAAATTAATATACATCAGTGCTGTGGAGGTATTTGGGATATGGATAAAATGCCTTTGGAAATCCGACACACAATTATAAAAAAATATCCATCAACCCATATAATACGTCAATTGGTAGAAAACTTGCCACAACCAACAACGTTGAATAGTTGGAAAAATTTTGTTAGCACATGGGACCAACGGCGAAACAACAGTTGGCAACAGGCATTTCCAGACCTAGTTCCTTATCTCTAACTCGATTATATTTTATAGCCGATAAATAATAAAAAGGCCCAAGGATCATGCAAAAGAAAACTCGCAGTTTGCTAGACGAATTGAACTCCATGTATGTGGAGAAAGATCGTCGACATGTTATTGAAAATCGTGCGAGCAATATCATTGCCAGTGCAATCAGACTCATGGAAGAAATTGACACAAGTTACACGCCAGAGCAGGCGGAAAACTTGCAGCGTAAATTACTGAATGCTATAAAATTGCGTGATCCGGGCAAATTTACAAGAACAGTGAGACGCACCGATGCAAATTCATGAGCTAAACAAACGCCCTGCAAAAATCAACGAAACACAAGTGAACGAAGTTGACTTGGTTGGCCCTGGCAGCATTTTTAACGTTGGCAAGCAAGTGTTAAAGAACCCATCGGCGTTGATCAGCAACACAGCCATGGGAGCCGCCAAACAAGCCGCGGCACAAGCGTCAGCAGCATCAAGTGCCGGGGCACTTTACAAGCAAGGCTATAAAGCAGGCAGCACACCAAGAACAACCCCGCAACAACAGTTGGCAAAAGTCAAATCAAATCCGGCTGTTCAGCAAATGGTAAAAAATATTGCCGCGCAGTGGCCGGCACAAGGTGCTGCTTTGTATTCAAAGATCAGAACAGCGCCCATGGGAGTGCCCACAACAGAATCAGTGCGTATTACCAATCTAAACAGTGGTGATCCCAACGAACAACAGTTGTTGGCTGCAATACAAAAACAAGAGTTAGACAGTCAAATATCAAAACTCAAAACTGAACCGCCCAAGGCCCAGGAAAAAGCCAAAGCAGATGCAAAACTAATGGCAGACGTCAATACTTACAGTGCAGGATTCCAAGCCTGGGCGTCGGATCGTTTGGCCAAGATAGGCGTTAGAATGGACAAAGTCGAAGCAGATCCGGCAATAAATGACGCACTACAAAACGAACTTCGTTCAATTGCCATCATAGGATTAAGCAAACCCAACAGTCCTGAATTGATTTCCAATGTTGAAGAATATTTCTACATAGCAATTGCTACCAATCAAGCACAACAGTCTGACCAAAGTTCAGTAGCTGGTCCTGCGGCAGCAGCCGGTGACGGTGCTCCTCAACCGTCAGACAGAGAATTAGTGGCACAAAGTGGTGTGCCCATAACTCTAGCCCAAATAGAAGCCTTGGGCCAAGCTATGCAAAAAGCAGCAGGTGGTGAAACCACTATCCGCAACACTGGAAACACACTGTTAAATGCTGTGGCAAGACTAGCAGGATTCAAGGTAGCATAAACATGAAATTATTAGAAGGTGGAAACGTATTCAAAGACGCCGACGGGCAACCGTTGACAGGTCGTATCAATCAGGCAGATGTTCCTGCCACTGTGGCCTGGGTAGAACGAGTCACTGGCATTGAATTCCCTAAAGAACGCTGGCTTGGTTCAACAGGACGTAAAGCCACGTCGGGAGACATGGATCTTGCTGTTGACATCAACCAAGTATCCAAAGAACAACTGGCAACAAAACTAACACAGTTTATACAAAGTCAAGGACAAGATCCAAGAGACTTTGTTCGCAAGGGCGGTGAAGTGCATTTAAGAACTCCCATTGGCGGCAACGCCAAGAACGGCTTTGTGCAAACAGACTTCATGTTCTTTCCCAACCTGGATTGGGGCACATTTTTTTATGCCGGTGGCGAAGATTCTGCCTACAAAGGTATGAATCGCAACGTGCTGATGAGTAGCATTGCCAAACATCTAGGACTCAAAGTGGGCGCCAATGGCATGTTCAGTCGCACAAGTAATCAACTGGTGCCTGGCGGCATGGACCCAGACTATGTGGCACAGTCTTTGTTGGGCCCAACTGCCACCAAAGAAAATTTAAAGAATGTGGAAAGCATTTACGCTGCACTGGCAAACGATCAGCAAAAGGATGCCAAGCTGGCAGACTTTCGTGAATACCTCAAGCGTGAAGGGCTCAGCGAACCTGATCTAAAAGAAAATGATGCTGGCTTCCTGGGCCGTCTGCGCGATAGAATTGTCAACCAGGGCATGTATGCCTTGATCGAACATCAGCAACTGACCGAAGCCAAGAATCCAAGAATTCCTTATGTGGAAGATCTAGTGTTTCAGAAAGGACTGGCTGGCGCTAGAGAAGCACTGGATATCATCAATCAAACTGCACAAGACACCAAACAATATGCCACGGTCAAATGGGATGGTTCGCCTGCTGTTATATTTGGTCGTGATGAAGCAGGAAACTTTGTGCTCACGGACAAGGCTGGCGCCACCGCAGTCGGATACAACGGTCTGGCAACCAGTCCTGAGATGATGGATCAGATTCTAAAGCAACGTGATGCCAGTGCCGCTGCCAAAGGCAAAGCATCAGACCGCAGCCAACTCAGCAAAATTTATCAAGACATTTGGCCTTACTTTGAAGCTGCTGTGCCCAAAAACTTTCGTGGATATCTAAAGGGTGATCTGCTGTATTTCCCCGAGCGTCCTTGGGTGGAAGATGCTGGCAACTTGGTATTTCAGCCCAACACGTTCGGCGGTGTTCAGTATCGTATTCCTGTTGCTAGTCCACTGGGTCAAGAAATTGCCAGCAGTCAAGTGGGTATTGCTGTTCACACCTATATGGAAGATCCCTATGCTGCTGAACAGTTTATCGGCGACCCTGAGTCCAAGTTGAAGAAAGTGCCTGGTCTAATGTTGACTGGTGCTACAGATAAAAACTTACAAAATCTAAAACTCAATAGACAAGCAATGAGTGAACTCAGCAGCTATGCTCGTGGTGAAAATGGCCAAGCACTGCAAGGATTGTTAAACCCTGCAGAATTACGTGCAGCACAGATCACTGATTTGCCTGCACTAATGGAAAAGTTTATTCACAGTCTCAAGGGCACAGATTATTCAGGTGCAACACCCCAGGCATTTGGTGACTGGTTAAAAACCAATGTGACTACTAAAAAGTATAACAACATTGTGGAATACCTACAAAGCCCACGATCCAACATACTTGGTATGAGTGTTGCATTTGCTATCTGGAACAAACTGCACGAAATCAAGCAGGATCTACAACGTCAGCTAGATTTACAACGCCCGGGACAAGAAGGCTGGGTGTTTTCCACCCCTGCTGGCCGTGCCAAGGTTGTGAGCAGAACAGCTGGCGGCTTTGCAGATCCGGCCCGCAAAGCAGCCGCAATGAAGTGATTTTTTGCCAATCGGCTAAATAAAAGTAGAGTTGCTATACTCAAACATTTAGGAGATTTAAAATGGCATATTTTACACGTACCAATGGTGATGCACAACCAGTATTTGCACTAGACGTCCAAAACGGTCCAGTTGCACCTTCAACATCTTTAGCTGGTGTTCCAGTTCAACCACAAGGTCCAAAACTAGACTTCTTCCGTGCAGTTGCTAACACCAGCATCAACGGCGAAGGCGGCGTTAACGAATACGATTCTAACGTTATTCAAGCAATCCAACAAACTGCTACAGTTGCAATGTATCAAGTTGATTCTACTGCATTGAGCATCGCTGTTTACCCAACAGGCGCATTTGCTAACGCAGCAACTTTCTTGGCCGCTGCTAACATCACTGCTACTGGCTTCCAGTTGAACAGTGCAACAGCACTTGGGTTCAAACTGTCTGCTTAATCGATTAATAATCGAAACACCAACCCCGGAAATATCCGGGGTTTTTTATTGGCCGTTAAATAACCCATACCATGAAAATACGCTGCCTTACACTTTTTGACATTACTGAAACTGGAACCACAGGTCATTTTAGACCAACTCAAATTCCATTCAGTAATCGTGCAGGCAACACAATCAACAATGTGGCTGACTGGAACAAATCTAGAAATCAGCAACGAAATTTTGAAACCATCACTCAGGTGTTGCAACTACGCACACAGATTTTTGACGTTACTGTGCCTGTCAAAAACAACAAGTGGGAGTTTGAGTTTGCTGTGGAATCACAAGAAATATATCAACAGGGTCAAGACCTGTTTGCTATATTGAAACAAGACTGTGAAGACGTTCCGATGATTGTTGGCCTTGACGATGAGTATACTCTAACACCATCTTTGGTCACATCAGGATCACAGCAGAACATTTGGTTTGATCTAGTTTCGGTAAATAATTAACTATGACAGACACTACAGAACTCGAAAAGAAAAGTCTAGAAGCACACGTTGACCTTTGCGCCCAACGTTATCACTTCTTGGAAGAAAGAATAACCGGCATGGTCGAAAAGATCGAAACTGTGGCTACCACAGTTGCTGACGTCAAATCGTCTGTGGATAAAATGTCAGAAAAAAACAATGATCGACTGATCAATTGGGGCATTGGCATTATTGTGTTTTTGGTTGGTGTAATTGGATATTTGCTTAAAATTCAAAACTAATGGATAGAGATCAACAAGTCGAGCGCCTGCTCCGTGAAGAATTCAAAAATGTGCTGCCAATTATCATATGGCAAAACGATAATGGCGAATATGAAGCATTTAACAAATACAGAATAGTCCCAGAAAATCCTGGATATTCTGTATACATCAATGACGACTGTCAGGGATTTTTTAACAGCACGAGAACAGCAATAAGTTGGTGCGTTGCAGACAAATTTCACCAATATAACTTGGCCAGGGATTTGTTGACTTATGATACCATGTTATCCAACATTAGCAATGATATTTTTGTTAGAACTGGGGTAGCCAACAAAACACAGGATCATGCACTGAGAGAAAGTATAGAAATCAAATTAGAACCAAAGATTATACACAAACGTGAAATAGAATCTCTTCTCAATAAATGTGTAAATTGGGCTAAATACCTACAGCAAAAAGGATTCGAAAATGAAACTGCAAGATTTGGCTCAGCCACAACAATCAAAACAAACCGCT